GCGTAATCCTCAGACAAAAGCCTTTCTTAAGGCAGCTGAGACTTACCTAGATATCGGAGGGAACTTTCTCTCTGAGAAAAGCCTGGTGTTACCAGGTTCTGGTCAAGAGGTTCATTTGAGCTCGGGGCTTTCGTACCCCCGAACTACAGCTTATTCTAAGCTGTACCCTATCTCCCCAGCTATTGCTGGTGCTTTCGTTCCTGAAGATACAGCCTTATTAAACGGGCTGGGTAATCAGGCGATGAAGCGAAGTGACCCTAGTAATCCACTTATTGATGTTCCTGTCTTCCTGGGCGAATTGCGTGAGGGTTTTCCTCGCGTTATCGCTTCAGGTCTCCTTAGGTCCCGGCTAAAGGACTTTCGTGAGCTTGGCAGTGAGTATCTTAATGTGGAGTTTGGCTGGAAGCCGTTTCTATCAGACATCTTCGGAGGTCTTGATGCCCACGATAAAGCAATTAAGCTTATTCGTGAGACGAAAGTGAGAGGTTCGAAAGTCTCACACCGTCGTTACGACTATCCAATTACAAGGACTACGGAGAAGACGACTATTGCGACAGGTGCATCGCTTGTTCCAGTTTTGTCGTCTGCCCTCTTCCTGTCCAACACGGGCACTGTGTATCGCGAGCGTAAGCTCGAAACACAGCGCTGGTTTTCCGGAGCATTCCGACACTATGTGCCGGATGTACTCGATCAGTATGAAGACCAAGCCGAAAGGCTTAGGCTTCTGCGGAAAGAGTACGGACTCAGGCTCACGCCTGATGCGCTCTGGGAGCTAGCCCCGTGGAGCTGGATGTTAGATTGGTTCATCAACGTTGGCGATGTTTTAGCCAATGTCTCCAACTTGGTGTCCTTTAACTCGGCTCTGACTTACGGTTACATTATGGAGCATGTACGTGTACATGATCTATATTGGTCGGAGGGTGTCGTCTTCAAAGACGGCACACCATACTCCGGAACCTTGTCGATCGTAACTGATCGCAAGTCTCGCCGTAAGGCCTCTCCATTCGGATTTGGTCCAGGCTATGTCTGGGATGGTTTTTCCCAGAAACAGCTGGCCATACTCGCAGCCTTGGGTATTTCCCGAGGTTGAAGTGCCCCTTCCGGGCTAAGTCGCTTCGCAGCGTCTGAGCCTTTCGAAAGAAGGGTTCCAAACGCCCCATTTGGGGCTTATCCTGTAGGAGTAATGCCATGTTCACAGATCCACAAAGTGTGACGATCGCTGCTGCTGCCAATTCTCTTCCGAGAACTAGCTCAGCAGACTACTCTGGCGCCTTTTCTAAGGACGACGGACTGATTAAGCTGCAAATCTCTCACCAGTTTGGTAAGAGAAACCGCGACATTATCAGGCTCGTTCACACTCAGACCACAGCTGATCCGCTTGTTACGGGCAACTCATTCGTTGCGTCGATGACTGTCTCAATGACGGTCGATCGACCTGTGAACGGGTATACGCCCACTCAAGCAAAAGATGTTGTGGCTGGTTTGACCAAGTTCCTTACAGATAGCAGCGGAGCTGCGGTTGTGAAGCTCCTCGGAGGCGAAAGCTGAAAAGGAATCAGCTTCGCGACCTTTTACTCATGCTCTTTCCAGAGGATGAGTTCGCTGCTGTCTGCGTGTGGGAAGATAGGGTCGTAAGTGAGAATCCGGGTGGTTTGGCAAACTGCCCCTACCCCTTACTTACGTCTGACCCTCTTCCTGGACATGGTCCGATCTGTGCAACTGGCTACGGATTCATTTACCTCCAAGGAGGAGATGATGAAAAGCCTTATGTTGCTCTCGCAGGTAGTTGCCCAAGATCTGGGCAACATGTGTGGCACTAGCACCATCCGTGATCAAAAAACGATCGCGGAGCGATTCGAACATGAGGGGTTATCGTTTTTGACAATAACCCTAGCTAACTTCGGTAAAGACTTCCAAAAAAGTCTCGAACGTGGCAAGCTGGATCGCGACCTCTTTACTGGTTTCAGTTTTAGAGGCAAGTCTCCCGCCTTTATGGCAGGTTTCTTCGATCTTGTGTTCGATCGCAATAGTGGTATCCTTCTGGAATCTCCATCTAGCGATGCAATCTTTGCTATCCGTCAACTTACCGGAATGTTTGCAAAGGTCGCCTTGCCTTGCTCACCTGAGCGAGTTAAGGCTGCGCTAGACCAGTATGTCCAGACAGATAATTACGTGAGTGAAGCTTTTCGTGAAATCCCAGAGTCATTGAAGAATGACTTTTCGCGAATAGCTGATCTGCTTTACTGGGATGTCTTTCGCAAAATGGATAGGGATATCCATGCGTTTGACATTCTTCCCAAGCACGGGCCTGGAAAGACGGCTGATCGACTTACTGGAAACGGTAAGTACGGTCAGACCGAATGGACAGATCGACTAGAAGAGATATTCCCAGCAGGGGATTACCTTCTACCCAGTCCGGCGCACTATGGTAAGCGCGCCGCGTTCACGTGGTTAGAGCCTGGTGACGAACGACCTGTTAAGGTCACTGTCGTCCCTAAAACGCTCAAAACGCCAAGGATTATAGCCATTGAACCTACCTGCATGCAATACGTGCAGCAGGGGATATTGGATACTTTCCTTAAGTACTACGGTGAGGATGATCTCTTACCTCGGTTGATCGGCTTTGATGACCAAGTTCCTAACCAGGAACTTGCAAAGCAAGGTTCACTTTTGGGTGACCTGGCGACGCTAGATCTTAGCGAAGCTTCCGATCGCGTTTCGAATCAGCTCGTACGTCTTCTCTTTTCTCCTTGGCAGCATATTGCAGCTGCTGTGGATGCTAGTAGAAGCCGGAAGGCTGACGTACCTGGATACGGAACTATTCGTATCTCGAAGTACGCGTCTATGGGCTCAGCTCTTTGTTTTTCCCGTCGAGGCAATGACCTTTTTGGTCGCAATTTGTCTCGGCATAGAACGGGAGCTAGGGTACCGCCTTTCTCGTAGAGACCTGCTGTCTCTTGTTGGAAGGGTGCGTGTCTACGGGGATGACTTGATCATTCCTGTGGAATTTGTGCATTCCGTAAACGACGTGCTGACGGCCTTAGGGTTCAAGGTAAACGTCGACAAGAGTTTCTGGACTGGGAAGTTCAGAGAATCTTGTGGTAAGGATTACTACGCCGGTGACGATGTTTCAATCGTTAAATGCCGGTCTGTTCTCCCTACTGCGCGGACTGACGTGACAGAGATTATCTCCACTGTGTCTCTTAGGAACTTGACTTATCATCAAGGTCTTTGGGGCACTGCGAAGTGGCTGGATCAAGTTATAGAAAAACTGATACCTTTTCCAATACTTGGTCCTGACTCTGCCGGGTTGGGCAGGCACTCAGTTACATTCGAACCTGAATGGAGCTGGGCGCATAATGAATTACAGGTGCCTCTTATCAAGGCCGCTGTATTTGTTGGACGACCACCCCTTTCTGAGGTGTGTGGAAGTGATGCCCTACTTAAGTGGTTTCTCAAGAGGGGTTCGGAACCCTTTTCTGCGGAAGCCTACGAACGTCAGGGACGTCCGGAGACCGTTCGCATAAAGCTCCGG